GCCTGAGACGTCGCGCCGATGAACACGTCATCGGCGGAGGCCAGAACGTCAACCATTGTGTAGACCTGGGTGCCGATGGTGACCGTTTCACCGTCGAGAAAAACATCGGTGGCGACCAGCACGCCGCGTGCCTTGGCCCCGGCACCGCCGAACGTGGCGGGCTTGAGATCGCCGTTCACATCCTTGCCGACCACTTCGTAGAGAGCGAGAGTCGTGTTCGGGCCGAAGGGCTCATTGCTGGTCTTCGTGGGAACCGGGCCGGTCCAGACATCGATCTGGCCGAATTCCTCGGTCAAAAGCTGCGCAACCCCAGGGTCGCCAATTGGAATCTGTGTGGGTGGCATTTCGTTGTCCTCTCACTCCGTAGTTTGCCTGCGTTCGGCCTGTATCGGCTGCTCGTGGTTCAGTGCTTGGTGGCGGCGGCGGCGGCGGCGGCGGCGGCGGCGGCGACGGCAGCGGACTTCACCCCAACGGTATCGCCAGTGGCATAATTGTAGGCCCCCAGAAGCTCCGCACCCGCACGGGCGGACTTATCGTCCGCAGTCTCGTCGCCGCTGGTGCCGTCATCGACGCCGCCCACGTTCGGATGTTCGTCGCTATCCATGAACTTTTTGAAGTGGTCCGCGCCTTTCGCAGCCGCTTCCCTTGTCTTCGTGGCGTGAGTCTGCGCCGTAACCACGGCCGCGTCCGCTTTGGCAACACCCGCTGTCGCCTCCGCGTCAAGGGTTCCGGTGCTTTCGGCGGAAGCCGTTGAAGTTTCCTCGGCCTTCTTCGGCATGGTCGCGAGGATGCCGATAATCTGATCGGCGGAAAGTTCGGTGTCCGCGAGCATCTTCTGCGCGGCGGCCTCACGGCCCTGATAATTGTCATGGGCCATCACGTCGCCCGTGCGCTTCCGCTCGGCCTTGGCTCCGTCCGTGATCGCGGTTGCCGCAGCAGCGGATACCTGGGCGTCAACGTCGGCTTGGGTGATCGCGGTAGCTGTGTCCTTGGTGGCGGCCATTTCGGGTTCTCCGTCATCTGCGTTAGGGTCAACATCCTGGGTGAACGTGACCATTTCGTCTTCAAGTGCGCCGACCCTATCGGCTAGTCCAACTTCAACGGACTCTTCGGATTCATAAACCAGAGCCTCAGTGTCGCGGATTACATCTTGGCTCATATTTCTGTTGCGCGCAACCGTTTCGACAAACACTTCATAAGCTTTGTCCACGCGAACCTGGAATCGCTCCGCCGCCTCACGCGACAAAGGCTCAAAACGGTTTCCATCAGTCTTGTGTTTTCCGGCCTTGATGAAGGTCACTCGAATGCCGCGCTGCTCCAATGCGCCCGACAAATCAGTGTGCATCGCAACGACACCGATTCCACCGCTGGTTCCAGACCGAGTGATGGTAACGGTTTCCCCGACGCTGCCCAACGCATACCCGGCCGACAGCGCCTTGTCAGCGATAAAGGCTCGGATGGGCTTTTCATCCCGACGCTCAAACATTTTATCGACCAGCTCGAACAGACCGTTTGCCTGTCCACCCGGACTGTCGATCACCAGCGCAATTCCGTTCACGCCGCCATCGTCCATACCGCGCTCGAAAGCTCGCTGGATATAGGTATAGCCGGTTGCCCAGGTTCCAAGCTGCAAACTGAATCGACTGAGAAGCGCGCCCATGATGGGAATTTGCAGCACTCCATCGACCACGTTATACGGACGATGATGTAAGAGCCAGTGATCTTCCGGGTTCCAGAAGTCATCGTTCGATAGATTTGAGGCGGCCGCCAGACGTTCGAAATCTACGTGCGAAGTCAGATGCCTCACCAGGGACAGAAAAAGATCGGCGGACCCCTCAGAAACGAACAGCGGACCTTCGATCACGTTCGCCAGAAAAGCGTGGGGGTCTTTATCGGGCATCTTGGCCTCCCGGCGCTTCTGCATCACCTGATCCGGCTTCACGCACATCCCCGGAAATTGCGTTGACCTCATTACTCGGAACAACCGTGATGTCGAGATCATCCCGCATTTTCTTTTCACGAGACTGCTGTGCGAAAGCATCCCGCCAGTCCACTCCCTGACGACCCAGTTCAATCTCATACGTTGATAGTCCGGAGTCAATCCGAAGTCGAGCCGCCTGGGTTTCTTTCAACTCGTCGATCATGCCGCGCGCAGCACCGAGCCAGGTTGCATTTGAATAGGCGTCAGCGTTGAGCCCCTCATACCAGTTCGGTCGGCCCGCCATCGTGGTGATCTCTCCGCGCCCCAGCGCTTCCTCCAGCCACAACCGATAGATTGCAGTAGCGAAGGGGTCGGCGATCGCCTTCTTTCTGGCTGTCATGTATTTCCAGGTGTTCAACATCCCCGCTCGGGCGCTGGAATAGTTGGTCTCCCGGTAATCCTTCGACAGTTCTTCGTAAGACACGCCCAAATTCGCCGCGATGTATCGCAGCAGAGAAGCTTCGAAATCCTGACCGACGCCACCAGGGTGCCCCATTGGAGTAAGGTTCAGTTTTGTTCCCGGATACAGGTGAGGGATTCGCACACCGTCGATGGCCATGTTTTTGGCGCTGTCGGTGTATTGGGAGACCGCCCCCAGGAAGCTCGTTCCGTAGTTTGTCACTGCATCCGCGACATTATTGCTGCCCAGGGCCTCGAACACGGCTGCGGTCGGCATCTCGGATTCGATCGAGGCTGCGAACGAAGCGTTGACGACGGCGTTCTGAAGGGTGATCTCCCGAAACCGTTTCGTGATTCGCATCTCTTTGAGAGCGGCGACCATCTGCCCGATGCCGCGAGATTGTCCTGGGCGGCCTTGCTCCAGGAAATGCAAAACCTGGCGACGGTTGATCCTCGACTTGACGGCCCGAATCCTAGACCATCGCCACTGATTGCTGCCGAACCCCAGGTTGTAATCAATCCCGGCGCGTCGAATAAAATACGCAATTGGCGCACCGTAGGAATCCATCTCGATACCGCCGCGCACGCGCTCCGTGTCGAAATTCCGATCCCCCGGATTGGACAAACGATTCAACTCGATCATTTGAATTGCGGTGTTGTAGGGCCGCGACGAATCTCGAATCCACTCAACCGTTGACAGGATTTCCCCCGCCGCAACGTAGACACCGACCGCGAGGCGCACCAGTTGCGTGAAGGTATTCCGCCTAGAGGCATCGACCCAGTTCGATCCACTCTCCGCCCAAAGTGTAAATTTCGTTTCGACTTCCTCTTGGAACTCCGTGGCCCAGTCTTCATCTAGCCCCAGGGCACGAAAGTTCGGCTTCGCGTTCAACATGAACATCGAACCCACAATGCTATCGCGATGGATTTGCTGCCCGGAAGCGACGTAGGCATCGTTCCGAATTATGTCGAGCGAACGCGCGTCGGCCGCATCTTTGTCCGGGAGCACGGCAGCATCGGCGGACTGAATTGCCGGAGCCCACAGCGCCATCTCCCGGCTGTAGCGATCTGCCGCCTCATGCGCGCCGCCCATGGCCATCGGCTCGGGCGTGCCAGTGGGCGACACCAGATAGTCGATCTCTTGATCAATGTCGTCGAAGTGCCGCATCAGAAAACCATCTTCAATGGACCAGGACCATCCACCAGAACGCCCAGTAGGGCCTTCAGCGAGTCGATGTAGGTCACCAAGCCTGCCCGGTTGATCGACGTGTATTCAACACGCTCACCATTCTGATCCACGAAAACACGAGCGGAGCGGCCCGTCAACAGTGCATGGAGTGCATCTTCCGCTTCGGTCAGGGCAGCTTGTGTCGATAGTGTCGGCATGTGTCACCCCAATTTTCCAGCCAGCGCCGCGAGATCATAACTCCCTTTTGACGAACTGTCGAACGGTTTGGCCTCTCCCGCCCCAGGATCAAATACCAGATCATTATCTGACCACTCGTCCGCCCACGACGGCGGAGCATCCCAGACAATCTTTTCAATGCCAACGTGGTGCGGCGAAAGTAAACCGCCCTCACAATAAACCAATAAATCCCAGCTCTCATTTCGAAACTTTTTGGGATTCTCCCACTCGCCTTTCATATTCTTCACTTCGACACACAGCTCTTTATAGAAGTTTATCCCGAGCCAGGCTGGGAATGTAATCTTCCCGCCCGCTGTCGAGCCCCGGTTCAACCTTTGGTCTACCTGGTTCTTCAAACTATTCGTGTTGAGCCAAAGAACGGGGATTTCCCCCCGCGCCCCGGCGGTTCGATCCTTACGTTGAGAGTCCGGAAAATCACGCCGTATCCGTTGGGCCATCTTAGTCGAAGCGCCCTTGATCAATTGGAACCGGTTGTGGAGCCCCGGAACCCATTCAGGCCAATCCTCCGCGTCGGGGTCACCTGGTTGAGGGCCGTGCTTCAGCCACCGCCAGAACCGATAGCTGTTGGCGGTGCCCTCGCCGCCGCCGCCGGAATCACAGAACACCGCCTTAATCGCCATCTCTCGCCCAGACCCGTCGCCCAGCGGATAGGTCTTCAGGATCACTTCACCCAGCAGGATTTTCCAGTCTTCGGGAAACGCAAACGGATTGACCCAGAGAACTTGAGCCTCTCGATCCTCGGCCATGCGTTTCGAGTATTTAAGATCGAACCGGTCAACAATCGTGAGATCGCCGTCCCTGCCGATCCCATGAACCTGGACCACGAACCTGTTCTTCTGCACATCGATAGTCGCCACCAGGAAACGAACCCCGATCGGCACGACCTTGAAGCCGATCTCGATTGCCCGTTCCTTCAACTGCTCTGGCAGACGTTGCGCCTCGGCGCTTTTCGGTATGTAGGGAACGCCCTGATCCACATTGTATGTGGTTTTCAAAGCTTCTTCCGCCCCGGTTCTCTCGAAGACTTCCTCCGCCGCAAGCAGGTTCACTACCAGGTCGCTCCAATCCGCAAACGCCGCCGCTGGGCCTTTGAGCCAGAAGCTCGCGATGTCCCCCCTCGGCGGCGTGCCGAGTATCTCCCCCTCGGATGTTAACGTCTGGCCATCGGCAATCCAGATGCCCCCACGATTCAGCGCGTGCTTGCCGGGGGACGCCGCAGAAGGATCATGGGTGTGCTTATGCGTGCAGTGCGGACAAGAGAGCCACGCAGCCTGCGCAGCGTCGTAGATGTCCTTTGTTTCGGGCCAGCCCATAAGGGAGAAATCAGGCTCAAACCATTCGTGGCAGTTCGAGCAACACCACATCCATCGGCGTCTATCGCCGCGATTGTAGAGAGTGAGAATTCCCTCACAAGGGGGAGCTTCGTTGGCAGTCTCTTTAACCCAACGCGGGTCCGTAACCGGAAAGGACGGTGACGACTCGGCGGCTGTCATCCCGTGCCGTCGAAACGTTCTGGCTCTGGTCCTGCATAGGCTGAAAGGCTCGCCGCTGCCGTCCACATCCATCGGCATTCGATCGTAGTCTGTCAGGAACAAGCGCTGGATAGGCTTACCAGACAGCTCATTGATCGTCGGCCAGGCCAAGGTCAAAAGCATACCGCCCCGGTATCTCTTGTCGAAGGTGTTGTCGTAGTTACGCCCGGTGAGAAGACGAGACCTGACTTCTGGAGAATGTTGGTGCAGTCGGTCAATCCGACGCTTGCTGAAATCGCTCGCGGTCGTCTGCGAAGTCTGCACCAACATCATGTCGCCCTGGTCGCAGATGACGGAGTAGAGCTGCCAGTTCAGGAAGATGTCTGTTTTCCCGCATTGAGCGGGGCCACAAAAGATCATCGCAGTGCATTTCAAACTCTGTAGAACATTCATCGGCTCGACCAGATAAGGTGTTGTCTCGTTCAGCCAGTCTCCGACGTAGGCCCCAGGATTGTTGAGTTTTCTATATTTCGCGGCTGCTTCAGCGACAGTGAGTCGCTCCGTAGGTCGAACCGCCTCGACCGCGTTAACGAGGATTTCTTCTAATGAGCTAAAGAATGTCACTGAAATCATCCTCACCGTCGGTGATCTCTTTGAGCGCGTCCAGCTTTGCCAGCGACGGCGGGGTCGATCGATCTGCCGCATACTCCCGAACTGAGTTCAGAATGCTATCCAGAAGCACATCGATCTGGGCAACGAGAATATCCCGCTGTTCGTCGGAAAGGCCGGTCATCCGTTCTAGCGTTTCGGGCCAGAGCTGCGTGGCCAATTTGACCCTCTTGAACACATCGCCAAAGATATTCAGAACATCGTCGGTAGCCCACAGATGTTGCGCCTGCATCTCCCACTTCTGCCGAGCCACCTGGGCCGCCCAATAGCCCTGCTGAAGCGCCGGAGGCAAGTCCTGGGGCTTCATGTTCCGGACATAAGCCTCAACATCGAATTTCGGCCGAACCAGATACGCGGCGGCTTCCGGCAGAGAGTAGACAGCGCCCGAAGTTTTCTTCCGCAGCGCGGGACACCCCGCCAACTTTCTACGCACCGTGCTAGGGTCCATAAGAAAGTGTTTCGCGAGCCAAGACACAGTAACGCCTTCCTCGATCCGATCGACCACGCCCGACCGACCATCGACAAAAGCTTGTAAATCATACGCAGCATCAGTCATGCGGCTCTCCGAACTTCCTCGACGTGAACCCTAACAGCATCGGTGATCCGATCTTGCGTTGTGTTCTTTCGCTCCAACGCCGCCGCCACTCGAAGATCATTCGTATTCCGGGCCAAGATTCGATATAACCACACATGATCGCTCTTTTGGCCCAACCGAGGCAAGCGCTCATTAAACTGCTGGTATAGTTCCAGCGACCAATTCAGTCCAAACCAAACCGCGATGTTCCCCCCATACTGGAAATTCAAGCCGTGGCCCGCGCTCGCGGGATGCAGTATCAGCCCGGAAAGTTTTCCTCGATTCCAGTCTCGAAGATCATGGGCCGTTTCACCGAAAACACGAAATTTCGGAAACCGTTTCTTGATCGCCACAACATCGAATTTGTAACTGTAGGCGATCAGCACCGGCCTGCCGCCCGCCTCGGCGACTATCGACTCCAGCTCTCGCACTTTTCGGTCGTGAACGTATTCCGCCTGGGCTTCGTCAACGTAGATCGAGCCGTTGGCGAACTGAAGCAGCTTGTTACACAGCACGCCACTGTTAACAGCCTCAACATCGTATTCGTCCAGGACCAGAGTCCTCTCGAATTTCCGATACATCCGCATGTGTTTCGGGTCTAAATGGACGAAACGATCCCGGATGATCAAAGGCGGCAAGTCCGTATAATCCTCTTTTTTTAGAGTGTAGAAAATACCCTTGAGCCGGTCCATGATCTCTTTTTCCGAATGATCGTGGGCCTCCAATCTTCGGGTGTAGGGGTCCTTCCGAAACCAGCGTTGCTCAAACGCCGTTCGGGAAGTTCCAAGCCTCGCCCCTTGATCAAGAATGTAGACCGGCCCCCACAAATCAATCAAGCCGTTGGGTGCCGGTGTCCCGGTCAACTCCCACACACGCTTGAACTTGGGAATGATCTTTCTGAGATATCCAAATTCACTCAGGCGCTTTCGGGAAAAAGTGCCATCCTTGCGCTCGACAGGCTTGGTCCGTTTACTGCCCCCTTTCAACCGAGACGCCTCGTCGTAGATCAGCAAATCATAGGGCCAACTCCGATAGCCCCACCGCTCATACAACCAAGCAAAATTCTCTCGATTGATGATGTGCAGCTCTGCCGGAGATCGCCTGGCCGCCTCGCGCTGTTCATCGGTGCCGACGATAACTGAGTAGTCGAAACGACGGGCGAAATCCCAGATCATCAACTCGTCGGGCCAGGTGTCCTTCGCAACGGCCAGAGGGGCGACGACCAGTATCCGTTTCACCTTCCCCTGGTCCATGAGCTTGCGTGCCGCCCATAGCGCCGCAACCGTTTTACCGCTGCCCATGAAAGCTCCAAGCAGACACTTCTTATGAGTTAGCAGAGCGTTGCCCATCCAACGCTGAAAATCTGCGAAATCATCTCGCGTCCTGGTTAGCTCGTGGCCTTCCAGGATTTGAACAATGTCGGCCTGAAAGTATTCACGTATCTGAGACATAGACGATGCCCAACACCATGCAGAATTGTTCGATGCTATCGATCACATGAACCTCCGCGCCCGCTTTGCGCATCTTTGCGATCTCTCGCTTTTGCAACTCGGACAGCTCCCCTTCATCGGGGTCTTTGAACTCAACAAATACCGTGCGAATCCCCTTTATGAAAACTCGATCAGGAGCCCCCCGTCGCCCAACCCACTTGAGCTTCCTGGCGAGCCAGTCGTTCGCCCCCGCGCGCTTGACGCAGGGTCTCTCGATTGCAGCTTCATGGGCCATCGCTCAATCCTTCACAAACCACTTCGACACATGACCGGCGGCCGCTATCGGCATGTCGGATGCCCAGCTCGGCCGGGTCTCCATGCACTCACGCAGAACGGTCAACTGCTCTCCCGCAAGGTCCTCTGGGATCATGGCCACATTCTGATCATGGACGTGCAGTCTGATCCGAATGCCTTCCTTACGAGCAAGGGTCATGCCGTGAGCGAGGATATCACGCGCTATGGCTTGATCGGCATTCTCGGTGATCTTGCCTGGGTGCGTTTGGATTCGAACCCACTGACCCCTGTTGTCGATCCCTTCATAGGTAAGTGCCTCCCGCCACTTTCCCCAGGGCATCATGCACTGTTCGAGCCTTGGTCGAACATACCAGAGCGGCCGCCCCGACGGCAGGATCATCCGCAGGAAAGGACCTTTGCGGTCGAAGCCGACTTTGCCGCAATCGTGGGGCTTGCCAGTCCTGACTGTCGCCATCGCCGCGTTCGAAATCTTATACCAGAACTTCACCGCTTCTTTGTAGGTCTCTCTCCAGACCGACACGGAATGCTCGGCCTCTGCCGGGGTCAATCGAACACCCATGCCCCAGGCGTAGCCCAACAATCCCGTCGCTTCGATTTCACCGGTAGAATGATTTTCGTATTGGCTCCCAGCCGACAGCATGTATCCGCAACCGAGGACCCCCGGCTTTGCAACTGTTCTCGGGCCGCGCTCCCCGTCCTTATAGGCGGCCATCAGGTCGTCATACGTCCGATCATACAGATAGGTTGCGAACGAGATGTAGGGATCAAGCTTGTCCGAAAAGACCTTGAGTATCTTGCGGTCGTCGGCGAGCCAGCCCAGGATGACGTTCTCGATTGCACGAAGGTCGGCGTCCACGAGAAGATAGCCCGGCTTGGCGCAAACCACCGGTCGCACGCAAGCGGACACCATGTCCATTGGATTTGCGTAGATCATCTCCAGGTCGTCGGCGTCGAGCCCCCTCACGGCCTCCAGACAGTCTATCAGGTCGCCACCAACGACCTGCATGGCTCCATCGGCTCTCTGCGCCCATTTAAGCCCCTCCAGGGCCTTGGTCGGTTTGGCTAGGTTGTGTGCCTGGAACACCCGCCCAGCCCACCGCTGCGTGCGCTGTGCGCCGTTAAACTGTAGCGTGCCCCGAAGGACCCCATCTTCGTCCGTGTGCTCCACCAAAGCGGTGAACTTTTTGACACTCGATCGACTGACCTCGGAACGCAACCGAAGCACGGCGGCCAATTTAGCCAACTCCGCAGGCCCCAGGTCAGACCCGAAGGGAATGTCCGAACTCTCAAGCGCCTGCTGGACATGGCCCTTCATCAGGTCATCGAATTGATATCCGTGCTCACGAAGCCACTGTAGGAGCTGATCGCGAGAATTCGGATTGGCGAGCCCGGTCAATCTCGCCATCTTATCCAGTCGAATTTCAATCAGGCGATCTTTAACTTCGTCGGCGTGCCGGGCGAACGCCAGATCGATCGGGATTCCGTCTTCGTTGATTTCCTGATCGAGAAACCAAAGCTCCCATTCACTAGGAAGCATGTCATACTTGACCATCCGCCTCCAGAAGGCCCGCTCGGCAATCGTATCTTGGATATTATACTCTTTGTATTCTGCCCACTTGTCGGGTTTCTCATACCAGTGAATTCGCCGTTCCGGCAAACGCTTTGTAGCGGGACGCATCTTCGAAAACCAGTTCATCAGAACGGTGCCGTTGACCGCCTTTTGATACTCAAGAGGCAGGTCCACAATAGGGCAGGCTTTGTCCAACTTGCCTGGGAGGGACAGAGACATCGCCAGGACCATCGGGTCACGCCATTGGTTATGCGGAATCTCGATATCGAGCACATGCTTCCAAATGTTCCATTCGAAATTCTTGTTCCAGGCCAGCTTCAGGACTCGTTCGTCCAGGATCGCATCTTCAAGTTTCGCGGGCATCCGGTCACCCTCAACCGGAACCCACTGAGCAACTGGGTTTCGATTGAGGGCGTAGCTGCACATCAGGACTTCGGTATGGGTGTCCCGCGCATAGCGACTGGCTCCGACCTTTTTGAGATTTACGGTCCCAAAAGTTTCGAAGTCATGGTGTAGGAGATCGACCTTCGGAGACAAGGAACCACCGCTCAGAGGATATCGTCGTCGTCGTCGTCGTCATCCTCTCCGTCGTCGCCAAATTCTTCTCCATATTCCTCGGACTCGTCGTCGAACGCAGTGTCGGTATCAACCGGCGTTGCGCCGAACCGCTCGCCATCCTTGAGGAACTGGATCGCCTCCAGGCTCCCATTGACGCGCAGAGGGATTGGGCTGCCGTCAGCAGCCGTGCCGGGCGGCTGCGCCCACAGTCGAACGATCGCGTTGACATAGCACCCGCTGTAAGGCCGCCCGTCGCTTTCCTTCAACGGCCGTTTGCTGATGTCCACGATGCCCGGCGCAGTTTTGTTGCTGGCCGAGATGAACCAGTGATCTTCGTAGCCGTCCCAGTCCTCCAGGTTGCCATCTCGAACGCAGTGGTTTTCCGGCTTCACTTTCTTTTTCAGGCCGTCGCGCTCGCCAAACTTCTTCTGAAGCGCGGCTTTTTTTGCGCGCTTGAGCGCCTCCATCATCGGCATTTGCTTGCCCAGGTATTTGGCTTTGCCGGGGTTCTTTTTGTTGATCAGGAAGTTGCATGAAAACCTCGGTATGCTCTCCGAGCCGTCCTTGTTCCGGAACGTCTTCGGACGCCATATGTCTTCAGCGAACGAGAGGCGCACACAACGCAGGAATACTTCGCCCACGTCAGCCTTCTTCGGTTTCTTGTCAGCCATGGTCATGGTCCCTTTCATCCTCAAACTTGTCCACATAGGACTCGATTGCTGGTCGCCTGTCCGCGATCTTCACCAAGACAGGTTTTGCGGCCCCCCGATCTACGAACCGTTTCAGACGTGTGGCATAGGTTTCTTTTCCAACCGCCTTCTCTGCCTGCGTCGGGGAGATCAAAGCACGAACAAGCACCTTATCGCGGGGCAGATGTTGATGCAACTCGGAAGCTGCTTTTAATGCGGACTGCTCGAACCATTTGCGCGGCGGGTGCTGACCCTCAACCAATTTCTGACCGGGCGTCGGCCGCCCGTGGGTTGCATCATTGTAGGCCGAGGCATGAAGGTCCCCCAGCCAGCGTTCGAACATACCCCGATGTTCCAGAATGTAGCCGCGCCGTTCGCCAGTCATCTCTTTTGGAAGGATCGGCGGCAACCCGTCTTCAATGCCTTCGTCGATCTCGTCGAAGCCGGTCTGGGCCAGCTCCAGCATGTGCGCTGCATACTCACCGCAGGACAGACGAGCCCGGCACCACCGGCACTGTATCGGTCCTGGCGTGCGCGGTGCATCGGGGGCCATTGTCCGGGTCGCCTGCCGACGAACGAATTCCCCATACTCCAAAAGACGAAGCATTGTCGTCTCCCAGAAACCCCCCGCGCCCGGCACCCGAGGCTGTTCGATCACAAGAGTAACCTTGATCCCGGCAGGATCACCATCGAATAGATCGGAAGCAATACTGTTCCAGAACCCAAGACCGTAGCCGGAACACTGATCATTTTCTTCGGGATAGACAGGTTCCATCCCATATTTCCAATCGAATACAATAATCCACCGTTCTTTTACATTCACCAGAGCGGCGTCAGTCGTCCCGAACTGTCCTTTCCCGCACCAGGGGGAGATGTCCACACGACGCTCGACAAAGAGTTTCGTTCCGGGCTCCGCCGCAAGCTGCTCAAGAAAATCCAAGCCTTCGTGCGATGCGTCGATCATCTCTTGATCAATCGCAATCTCGTAATCCTTTTCAAACATGCGGCCGCCCAGGAAACTCTCCGGAGGCAGACCCAGCTCCAGACAGTCAGAAACCAATTCGTGAAATACCGTTCCCTGCGCCGCCTCGAACCCCGCATCATCCGGGAACTCGGCCTCTGCGTTGGGTGCTCCCACACAGCGAGTAAATTTCGCCCACCCGGAACAACCGAGTGTTGAGTGTTCAAGCGGCGTGGTCATACCGGCCTTTCGAATGGAGTGTCCGCCGGATCACCGAAATGACCCGGCGGGTTCACGTAGGCGACGATCAGAGAACGTCGCTGTCGTCCCCGTCGCCTTCGTTGCCCAGCTCCAGATCGACCGCTTCGGCACCCTCCAGCTCGCCTTCCTCCCAGCCCGCAATGAGCAACTGGAGATAGCCGTAGGCTTCCTCGCGATCGTCCTCGCCGATTTCGGAAATCTTCTCGACACCGAAATGATCGAGGATCGGGCCAACGGTCGCCCGGACACGCTTGCGCTCGGGCTTGGTTTCCGCGCCCTTGAGGTAGCCGCCGAACGCCTCCAGATAGGCAGTCTCGTCGGCCCAGGGTTTCGTCTTCTTGCCGCCCCGCTTCCCGCCGGGCTTGGGCTTCCCGGCCCCCTTGCCGGTGGACGAGCCCCCAGCTTTGATCAGGGCGTCCAGTGCATCCGAGTGGCGTTCCAACGCCGCTGTGTTGGCAGCTAGTGCCGCTTCGAGACTCATGGGTGGTCCTCCGTTGAATTTCAGGATAGATAGGTGCTGGTTTAAGTGCCATCGAATTTTAAACTTGTCAACCTGTTGTTTACGACTTACCCTTGCCGGGCTGAAAAAAAAGTGACCGGTTCAGAGAAAAGGCGAGCACACATGACTGTAGCCCCCAAACAACGTGAATACAGCGATTTGGGACCGCTGGGCGCGCTACTTCTGAGGGCGTGCCCCCCGGATGCGAACAATACGCAAAGTATTCCGATCCTGGCAAAAGCCATCGAAGTTTCCGCACAGGCAGTCTATAAATGGATTCGGAAGGTCAGAGTTCCTGCTGGCCGAGCGACTGTGATTGTCGCAAAGTCAGGCGGACGTGTCACCTTGGAGGATTTCCACCCTTACGTCTTCGTTTAATGGCCCTTACCGGGGTGGGGACCTCACATGCCTTTCACGTCATCTCATGCGAAAACCATGATTCGTCTAGCCGAGGGCCGCTCGACTAGCCTCGGGAAAGTTAAGAACAGAACCATGTCCTGGGCGGCGCTGGGTCGTGAATTAGAAACGCCCACCAGATCAAAAGAACGTTTCCGAGCATACCAAGCACTCCCCCAGGACGACCGCAACAAACTCAAGAACATCAACGGCTGGTTTCTAGGGGGACACTGCGAAGGAGGCCGCCGCGCGAAAAACACGATTAAAGAGCGCGATGTCATTACTTTCGATATGGATGACGCAGACCCGGACCAGCTCTGGGACCTCAAACATGGAATATCCGGCATAGCCAACCTAGAGTGGTTCGCACACACAACTCGATCCCACACAGAAGACGAACCGCGCATCCGAATTTATTTCCTTCTAACCCAACCAATTGAGGCCGACCGCTACGACGCGGCCACGCGAATTCTGGCCCACCGGCTCGACGAATCCCTCGACTCGATCGACGACGTGAGCTTCCGGGTGGCCCAGCTCATGTATAAACCGACGTGTTCGATCGACGGCGAATTCGAGTTCATCCACAACGCCGGTCGCGCCCTTGATGTTCAGGCGATGCTCGACGATTTCGGCCCCTGGGACGACTATCTGAAGCTACCATTCTCAGACAAGCAGGGACAGCGCAGGCCGAGCGCTAAGAAGGCGGAGGACCCCACCACCAAGCAAGGCATGATAGGGGCCTTCTGCCGCGCCTACGACGTTGAGATGGCCATCGCAGAATTCATCTCAGAAATCTACACCGCCACGGACGACTACAGCGCCAAGCCTCGCTACACCTACACGCTCGGGTCCGGAGCAAATGGGGTCGTGGTCGAAGACGACGGCTTGTTCATATACAGCCACCACGGCACCGATCCCTGCGGCGAGCGGCTCTGCAACGCCTTCGATATGGTGCGGCTCCACAAGTTTGGAGACCTGGACGACGGTGCAAAGGCAGACACGGCCGCGAGTAAAATGCCGTCATACAAGGCCATGATCGAATTCATCGGCCGAGACGAAAATACCAGACGCGAACTGGTCCAAGCCAAGTATGACGCAATCGCAATGTTCGACGACGTAGACGATGAAGACGGATACACCGAAGAAGACATGCGGGCAGACATCGACGACGAAATCGAACAGATGTTGCAGCCCTCCAGTGTTGGGACCAAATTCGATACCAGCGATCGAAAGGTCAAGCCACCCAAGCCCCCAAAGAAAAACTGGCAGGCCAATGAACTTGATACGGACCTCCAAGGCAACATCATTTCAAATCTCCATAACATCGCAACGATAATCAGATGCGACCCCCGGCTCTGGTCTGTTGTCGCCCGGAACGATTTCACCCACAACCTGGTCGCCCGACGAGACTTGAAGTCGAAGCTCCCGAATGTGCCGCACATTCTCGTCGAGGACCGGGACAACGGCCTGCAATGGTCCGACCTCCACGACATCTCAATTCGAGCAATACTGGAAGCGCCAAGCGGACAAGGAATGCGCGGTTGGGGATTGAAGGTCACCGACCGAGACCTTACCGGCGCAATCAGTCTTGCGGGGGCGCATCATCACTTCAACCCGATAATCGAGTATTTCGAAAGTTTGGAGTGGGATGGCGTCGAGCGTGTTGAGACCGTGTTCATCGATTACCTCAATACCCCCGATGCTCCTTATTTCCGAGAAACAATCCGAGTGTTCCTGACTGCGACTGTCGCCCGAACATATTACCCAGGCCACAAATTCGACACCGCGCCAATCATCTCAGGACCACAGGGGATACGGAAATCAACCTTCATCAAGGAACTGTTCGGAGAAGCCTGGACCGGCGAACTGACCACACACATGGCCTCGAACAAAGACGCTGTAGAGCAGATGATGGGTATGCTCTGCCTTGAGCTGCCGGAACTGTCATCGATGCGCAAATCGGAGGTTGAAGACGTTAAGCATTTTATGACGATCCAGCGTGACCGGGTTCGTCTATCCTACGATCGACGAATGGGAGTGTTCCCCCGAAACTGCGTCCTGATGGGCACCACAAACGCCATCAGCTATCTCAAGGATCACACCGGGAACCGACGCTGGTGGCCAATCCCCGTAGACGTGCCGATGATCGACACCGAATTGTTAGCCGCCAACCGAGACCAAATCTGGGCCGAGGCCGTGCATCTCTACTGGCTCCAGCGAGAACGCTTCCCCAAACAGAAAATGCCGCTCTATTTACGAAATAAAGACGCCATTCGTCAAGCGCTCGAAATGCAGGAAGAAGCTCGCGAAGAAACGGCCGAAGAAGGCGTCGGCGCACAAATCGCCGAATGGCTTGAGAACCCCCGGCCGCTCTCCCACGTCCTGGGCGAAATCGAGCCCGGCGATTTCGAGATGCCGGAAGGCGAACCGTTGGCCGTTCCCGTCCACGTCTGCCTCCCGCAACTGTTTTGC